TCAAAATAAATAGGGACATAATATCCCTGCGATGCGGTGGGCTGAGTAGTCATACTTGGACTTTGTAACATTGTTGAACCATCAAAATCTAACGGTGTTACAATTGTAAACGGATATACCGTTGAAATTTCCGGTTGCAATTCTTGCAATGACTGCGTGGTTTGCACTAAATTGGGAGATAATGTACGGGTATCTAATTCATATACGTCACCCTCTGGAGAGAAATACGAAGAAGACACTATTATAATATCTTCGTTATCCTTATTAAGATCTACCAAAAATTTTGGAATATATGAATTAAATATACTATGCATCACTGTCTACTTTAAATGTGTAATTAAATTCTGGGAAAAATACTAACCCGCTGGATTTTATTTTTAAATCTAAGGTGTAGTATCGGTTAACTTCCAACCCCGACGTATCCAATAATATATATGATCCCGAAGTATCGCAGTTTATTGCAGAATATTGATCAAAATCATATAATACCATATCTGCTACTTGATCCCGTACTCTATAGTATGATTCCGAGGGTAGGAAATATACATTTCTATATCGACTCGTTGCATCAAATTTTCTATCAGGATATGGTTCTCTTACTACCAAGTATACCTTATCGACTTCTCCTAACGTATATGCTTCTTTTATATTTTTTGGTACAATTGTAACATTGCCGTTGGGAATACGTTTTAGACTTCCCGTGACAAATGTCTGGTCTACTTGTACAATTTCCAGTTTTGGAGCAAATATAGTATGCGTATTGCCCGAAAAAAACTTAATGTTTCCAATGTTAGTAGAGTCTAATTCGTCTGCATCTGGAAATTTTATTATTAATCCATTCCACGGCGTTATATTTGAACCAGATACAACCGGCGCAATTAAATCAGTGACATCAATTTTTACATCTTCAATGGGAACTTTTGAAAAAGTATATGATGCAGAGATTGTTGTGGTATAATTACTGCCCGAAGTTGCCCATACATCTGTAGTACTTCTGTCAATCCACGTTACACCATCTTCCGCATTCTGCGTATCTTGATAAAAATATCCACTTCCTTCTACCCAACTTTGTGATATTGGATATATTTCCAATGTCTGATAACGGTTGACATTTGTTGCATTTGCAATTCGTAGATTTAAATAATACACCGAAGATGTTGGATATTGCTGTAGTGAAGGAATATCAAACGTTATCAACATTCTCGTTGACCCCGAGGCATATTCATTGGGCCCATCCAATGATTTTATTATTTTTCCCACTTCAATAATTTCATCAAGTCCAGTATTTAATGTTGGAAATTTTTCGTAGATAGTTGCGTCTTCTGACGTTGGTAGAAAAGTTCTCATATATTATCTCAATTATTGACGAACAAATCCAACAATATCCGTTTCTGGATATCGTATTTCGAATATGCTTGGGTCAAGTGACGGGTATATTACATCGTCCACCGTTGCTTCTTCAATGGGATATCTATATTCAAAATAATCACGACCATCTTTAAATCTATATTTGTTCGTAACAATTACATCAGACACCGTTTGCACCCCTTCTACTGAACCAATAGTCAATCGAAGATCATTCATAATAATTGGTTGATTAATCTGCCAGTTTGTAATATCAAAGAAACTTTTAATTGCGTCAATACATCGTGCAACAACATCGTTCATATTATAACTGCGATACGCAACAATATGAAATTCTATTCCAATATTTACCACGAAGGCATCTAAAATATTAACATCATCGGTTAATACTCTATATTGTTCTAAGTATTTTGCTAAATTCTTTTTGACTAATGTATTCAAGGTAGCTAAATTTTTATTTTCATCATGCCCGAGCACATATAAATTAATTGAATTTGGTGCTACTGGATCTACCACATACGTGCGGTTATTAAATGGATTTTGATCATTGTTTAGTTGTAATGACCCCGAATCTTGTCGTGCAATTGCATTAATTTGTTCATCGCGTACCACAAATACTTTTGACACCGATCCAAACTGCGCCGGCATTGCATAACTTCGTACCAGATAATCCTTGTCAGTTACCACACGATTTTGTGCGTTAAAAAAGGCCAGTGCGTTCTCTCGTATTTCTTCAACAGACTCGGTATCACCGCCGCCGCGTGCTGGTTCTTCATTGATAATTGCCACACTTGATACTACTTGATTGTACAATCCTTGTTCTGCGGTAGCATAATCGGTAATATTATTTGCAATCTGTGCTACGTCTACTTGCGTAATGGTATTGGACGCAACGTTTGATTGCACTCCACCGCCTACTAAATAGGTCACTGTTAATGTAGTATTAGCAGGTGCCAATCCAAATGTATCCGTTGATATAAAATCTGCCGGATCTAGAGATGAATTACTAATGACTTGGTTGTATTTTGAATTTGCAATTTGTGTGGAATTTAGCGTTACCAGTTCATCACTGGTGTCGCTTGTTCCCGACCCGAAACACAGTTCTAATTTCATATCAGAATTAATTCGTGTTACAAATCTTCTTGGTTTTTTGCGAAAGATTGCAAGTTTTGCAGGAGACAGTGATCCAGACTGCATAGTTTCGCTAGAGAAAAATCCATCAGATCCTCTAACTGCTGTATCACGTTCTTCTACAATTAAATCTTGACCTAAATAATCTACTTCATAAAACAAATTACCATTAGAGTCTTCTACCGAAATAATAGAAATTACGTTTGTATCTGTGATTTCTATTTTAGAAAATTTCTGCGCCGATCCAAATGAAAATGTTGCAATTTTTACATCAGCCGACACCAGTTTTATTTTTTTTGATACTACATACATAGTCGGTGCATTTGAACCGTCTCGGGCCAATACACGAATGTTTCTATTAGTGGGATCGGCAAAATCTACATTATCAATAGATCGAAAATTCTGAGTTGGTGGTGTATTTGTAGAAAATTTTGAATTTGCTAATATTTTTAAAAAGAATTTTTTATCTGGTTCGTAATTAAATGTTACGCCAAGTGCGGGAACCATTTGATATATATCCGCTTCCACTGTTGCAGTTGCTGTAAGTTTGGGTTTATATCCCAATGCCTGTGATATGCTCACTACATTATTTCGTTCCTTTGCAAATAACAGTAAATTTTCCTTAAACTGATTATCAATATAAAAGGACATAACATCCCCAACGTATGCTGCCATTTCGACAAACATCATGCCCGGAGATGCTTCGTTGAAATCACTATACGTGTTGGGATAATATGATTTAGCAAATTCTATTAAGTTCTGCCGATATTCAGAGAAATTTTTTGCTAAATAACTAACGTCCTTGAAGTTTGGATTAAATTTTTTTGTAATGGATTGATTTACTGCCATTGATTATCTCCTAAAACGTTAGAATAATAGTGTCTCTGATATTTGGATTCTGTCTTAATCTGTAACCAACATATAACTGAAGTCTATTATTATCCAAGTCGTTTGGTGACGCATTGAGTTCAAATTGTACCAGTTCTAAAAATGGCATCCAACGTTCTACTGCATTTACTACCGAGAGTCTTGCCCCTTCAATATTTTCTGGAGTGAGTTGCTCAAATAAATAATCATGAATGCCGCACCCAAACTCTGGTTGGTGGACACGCTCTCCCTTTCTAGTAAGTATCAAATTTATAAAGTTTGATTTAACTTGAGTTAATGTATCAAATGCTTGTTGAAAATATCCCATATTTCCAATTTGTATTGGTAATGTAATACCAATTGCTTGTGCCATATCTTATCTCAAGTTAATTTCATCGCTTTCATCATTGCAGAATAATCTCTTGTAATTGCCTTTACCACTTCTGGATCTGCATTGGCTGGTATGTTATCAGGAAGTCTTGATGGTAAATTGTTTGTGGTTGCCCGCAATGTACTACCGTCATATGTTACTCCCATCAATTCTGCCAGTTTACTACGGTCAAGTTTTGGCGCAGTTCTTGTTGGTTCTGTTACATTTTCTTTGAGCTGCTTAATTTCTGACACTGCTTCGGACAACATTTGTGGCAGAATTCTAGAAACTTCTTCCTCAACAATTGTGCGAATGTATGCTTTAAGTAATTGCTTGTCCATAAAACACTCTCTATATAAATGGTGGTAAGTTAAACTTTACGGTGATTTTGAAGTTATAATTTTAATATTTTTACAAAGGCAATTTTGGTATCGTCGGCAATGATATCTTTGGTATTTCTGGTATCTTGGGAATCGGTGGTAATTTTGGTATTTCTGGTATCTTGGGGATTGATAATTCTTTTGGCTTCATCGGATATTTAAATGTTTCTTTTCCTTTTTTCAAATTTTCTTTACTTACTTTTTGTCGTAAGTCTTGTAGTTCTTTTTTTGTCTTTGCATATGCTTTTTTTGCTAATGCTTTGACATCAATTGCCGGTAATTTTGGGGGAAATGCTAAATATACCGTTAATGCCAACGCCAACGTTTCAGTTAATAATGCTAACTTCTCCGTTACTTGGTTTTCTATGTTAGCCTTTTGTGCTAACAATTCTTGTTGTTTGTCTGCTACCAATGCCATTACTCTAGCTTCCGCTTCTTTTTTTATGAACTCCGGATCTTTGTATTTTGCTAAAGCGTCTAATTTTGCCTGTGCTGCATCTGCTGCAACATTTGCCTGATCAATTGATGCGTTGGCCGCATCAACAGCATTGTTAGGAATTGATGAATTTGATGCGGCCGCTTTTGTAGCGGCAATTGCACTTTTTAACGGGTCAATTGCCATAATTATAATACCTTATAATAGTTATCGGAAAGTTTCCATTTACTGTTTTCGGTTTTTATTTGTTCACCTTTCTTAAATTCATTTTTTTCAATAAGAGCAGAGGTATTTTCATTTCCCATATTCACAAATACATCAGAACTATTAAACGGTGCACCAGAGTATGGTAATTTTTTAATTGAACCTACATTTGGTGGTATCAATTCGGCATATAATGCTGTTAGTGCGGTCACTATTAATGGTGATAGCACTGCTGGGCCCACTGGTGTTATTACGTGTGCCAGAGTTGCCGGCCCAGGTGTCAGTGGGGGAAGCACGGTAGTTGGTATTGGTGACCCTATAGATTGGTATGTCGGAACTTGTGGTGGCGTCACACCGATTCCCATCAATGCATGAATTAATCTTGCAAGAAACATTGATAAACTTGTACCACCCACCGTGGGTTCTGCATCATTTGTAGAACTTCCCAAGTATATTTTTTTAGCAAGTAATGACATAGTACCCATTCCAACCATTGACATATCATTGCCAGATATAATAGTAACATCAGAATCTGCTTGTACGTCAATGCGGCGACTTGATTTCAGTTCTATATCTAAATTTGCGGTTAGTATAATACTACTATCCGTGTCTATTGCTGTATTTTTGAAGCTATTTAAATATATTTCTTCGTTAGAATATAATGATATGTGTGTTTTTTTAGAATCTAAGACAATTGAATCTGAGTTCATTATGATTTGTGCGCCGCCATATTTTTGTGGCGGTGCCTGCATTGAACGATTAAACGATCCCGCATTAATTGTTATGGGCTCAAACGGCACATTTTGATCTGCCGTCATCCATATAGAAGAGGCATCTTTGTTAATATCCTCCAATATCAATCCAAATACACTATCTTTTGTTGCATCAGTCTTTTCTATGTCCTTTCCTTGACCCGTGCGAAGTATTATATTTGGTGCCATGCCAGGGCTTGATAGTTCCATTTGGCTCGATCCAAATCGAATGGACTGACCCATTCTTCCTTGTATTAATAAATCACCCTCAAAATGTTTTAATGGTCGGACTCGACTGTCTGGTTTAAAATATTCACCAAACTTATGCTTATCTGCGGTTAATTCTTGTTTTGTAGTGGCAATCTTTGATTTGAGTCTATCACCTCTAGTATTTAGGACATTATTTAATTGCAGCATACCGTTTTCTTGCATTCTATGCGCGAGAAAAACCTTTCGCGTATAAAAAAAGTTTCCAAGGATCTTATGTACTATCACCAATTCACCAATCAATGGCATTTCTAATATAGAAGATTCTATGGGATCTGCATAA